AACCTGCTAAAAACCGGGACCACAGACCTTACTTAGGAAGCAGTGTGAATAAAAGCAATAAAAGATGCACCATCGTGAACAATATTGATCTTAACGGTAGTAATATCAGTAATGCTCGTTGTTGCAGCCGTTATAGCTGTATCCAACTCCTCTGGTGTATGCTTTACAATAACTGTACAAGTTAAAGCCATTATTTCTTCTCCTTATCTTTCCTACCCATCATCTTGTTATCAGCCTTTACCTCACAACTCCTACAGAGCCATTCAACAGAAAGAGGCTTACTATAATCCGAATGATGCCCATGAACATCACCCTTTGTTTTACACTTCTGACAAGCTTCTGGTTTCACAATTTTACCAGATCTTATTGCAGAATGCAATGCATTTCTGGCAGATACCTTATCCGGATTCTTCTTTCGATATCGTTGTGATCTATCATTAAGTGTAGGATCTGTATCACTTTCCTGAGCATCCTTTTCCTTATCGTCTTTTTTACCTTTTTTATCTTTCTTAGAATCCTCCTCGTCCTCCTCATCCTCATCATCTTCCTCAAAACCACCGTTATTAAACCGCTTAAACTGCTCCTCCTGCTTCTGAAGCTTCATCTCGTACTCCAAAGCAAGCCAGTAATTCTCAAGAGCAGGATCCAAACCGGCTTTCAACTGGGCAGACCGAGTAGATATCATACCAAGCTCATCATAAACCTTCAAAGTCTCAGCCAACTTAGTAGGATCAGTCTTTATAATCTCAGGGAAAATCAACTCGATAGGAATATCAACAGTCCTGACCTTATTAACAACCTTTTCACCAAGGATAGCCTTAGCCTCTGATATAATATCAAGGAGAGGCCTTCCCTTGCCAACATTTGAAGCAATATGTATTTGAGCCTCACCAACCACATCATCAGGATAAGTTTCAAGATCATACTCAGAATCAAGAAGACCCTTCCGGATAGCCATTGTAATAACAAACCGTAAAACAGACTCCAAAAACTCTTTCCAATCATCCTGAATATCTTGAATAAACTGAGCAAAAGGATTCCCTGCTTCTCTAATACTGGCATAATTCTCATTCTCGGCATTAGTATTCAGTATATGAATTGGCATCCCAAAAGCAGACCCGATCATGTAAAGAAGCATTTTGATATCTGTTTCAGCATCCTGAGCACCAGTATCAGGATTAACCATCCTATAAGTCACATCCCCAGTTTCCACAAGCATCATACCACCCTTTGGCATCGGTATAGCAGCGGAAGCACTGTCAACATTCTTACCAGTAGACCCCTTCCGGGTCTTAATCAGAAAAATCTTAGACCTGAGATGATTCAACCTTGCCCGATTATAAACAAAATCACTATAAGCTCGATTCCACCGAAGAACAGGCTCCATCAACACTCTACCCCGAGCATCAACAGTAAGCCCTGATTTGAGAAACATCATCCTATGTGGCTGAGCATCTTTCTCATGTACAGCAGAATTACCAGTATTAGGACTATTCCCCCTAACATGAAGTAAATCATCACCCGGGAAAGGATATGTAGCATCAAGATAATGTAAAACCTCTAAAGACCCACCATCATTTAACTTTCTCTCTCTACCATAAGAAAGAACAGTTTCTCTATCATCCGGATCATACTCAATAGTTTTAATTTCACCACTTGCCAACGACCTTACCAAAAGAAGAGGATCAATCTCATTATCAAACGCAGCAGTATCGTTCTCAAAAAACACCAAGAAATACTCACCAAAAATCAAGAACTCCCTAAATCCATTCTTGACCCGGGATTCCATAGAATTACCCTTCCAGAAATTACTAATAATATTCTGTACCTCTGGAACCGGACAATCAACTTTAACACCACGCCCAATAGCATACCTTTTAGTATTTTCAATGATCGATTTAGCAATAGGAAAATTGATCCACTGCCAAACAGAAGCAGATTGGTGAAGCCTTAACTTGGCCTCAGACTGAACAATATTAGGATCCTGATCAACCGCTAATCCAACAGCAGCCCATTCAGCCTCAGAAAGAGAACGTAAACCGTCCTTTTTCTCCTTCTTACTCCTTCTCCCTTTTCTCTGTATAACACTATTCGGGTCCCCATCATTGATAGAATCATAGTGCTCAAATATAGACTTTCCGGAAAAAGCCTCTCCATCTGCAAGATTTATGCTACTCGCACCATCTCCACCAACAGTACGCCATTTTCTATCTTCCACAACTGCTTCTGTAACAGCGTCTTTAAGCTCATCCAGAGTAACAAATTTGAACTTCTTAGCTAAAAACTGCCTAATATTCAACAAACCAACCTCCAAACCAGAATCATACCTCTATATATAGGGAAAAAGTACAAAAACATAGCATTCTCTGGTTATTAGTACTCCATTCCACCGCAATTAAGGTATGATTAAGCTCTCAATCTCCAATCTGCTTTCATCAGCCTGACTCCCTCACCAACAAAGTACTTATTTAGTATCAAGGTTCTGACAAGATCCTTTAGCCCAAACTGAACAGATTCCCGGATTACAGCAGCCCTTGTTTTATTACACTTCCGAGCTAACCAATCAATCTCGGAAAGAAGCTCCTTGGAAACATTAACATACATCTTCTGATCTTCATAACTAACAGAAACATCCTCACCAGAATCATTTTCCTGTATAATCCCATACCCGTAAAAATGATATTTAACATGATTCCGAATAGTTTCCTTGGATACCTCCAAATTAAACCTATCTCTGAGAGCAGAACAAATACCACCATAATCCCATTTACGACTATCCAACCAAACATGAAGAAACTCGTTAAGATCCTGTAAAGAAGGATGATTGCACAAAGAACAATCATTGTACACAAGAGAAATACCAGCCTCTTTCCGGCCATTATTCAAATGCTTCACAAACTCTTCAACACAAGAACTGAGAATGCTACTAACCTCCATCTCTGGAAGCCCCTTAATATCAGAAATATCAGAGATAGACTTACCCTCACTAAAATGTAATTCCATTATATCAGCTTCAACAGGTAAAAGTTTATCTAAAGCACCTCTAACAATATTATCAGACAAAGTTGGCTCAGTATCGAGTAGCCCCTGCTCTCTATTCATTAACTCTTCAACTGACAACATATTATCCTCAAAAGGATCAAACCGCTTACCCAAACCAGAAGAAGAAGAAAAAGTATCTACATCACCATCAAAACCCTGAAAATCATCACCACATACCCTTCTTTGTATCTTTCCCATGAATATCACCATCCATCCTGACTATTATCCATATCATCATAAAGAGACTCCATCTCAAAAACAGACTCATCCGTGCCCTCGTTACGCACTTCAGCCAGAGCCTCTTCTCTTTCAAGATCAGACTTGGCTTCCTTCCAATTAGTGACAACACGCTTTATCTTTTCTACCTTGGTCTCCTCTACAGGAACAACACTCACATTATTGAAAGCATTATAATAACCACCAGCAACAGACTCCAACAAATCAATAGTACCATGAGGAGCCTCAACCACATGCTTACCCTGCTCATCCATAGTAGCACCAAGAGCTTCCTGCTCAATCCATGTTATGTAGTCTGTTCTATCATCCGTAAGAACCTTACCATAATCATCAACACCAGACTGCATTGGATCCCGAGAAGTATCAGAAACAGGCAAATAGAAAGGAACTTTAACCCTCCTCGAATTTACAGCAGACTTGAAAGACTCCCAAGCAGCTAAAGTTGAACGCTGCCCACCACCAGTATTATTGTATACAAATCCTTCTTTTTTATCCCCATCAACAACCGGATACTTGGCAGTCCTATCTAAAGATAAATTAGCTACAGTAAAACCTCTCCTCCTGAGAAGCTGAACAGAATCTACAGACTGAAACCTGTCATAAGTTATCAAATAGATAGGAAAACCACGATCATCCAATTCATAAATAAGCTTCCTAACATCATCAAAAATTATTTCTCCCCCCTGTGCCTCAGAAGTAATCCTCCCCAAAAAATCAAAATGAACTACAGGACGATATTCCTTATCCTCGTATTTAACCTTCTTCTCAGGATCAAACTTATGTACAAGTGTATGCGCCCAAGAAGCAACACAACACATTGAAATACCACAAGCATCCCCAGTATGAGCTAAATCAACATGTATAAACCTAAGATTATTATCAGTGCACCTGAACTCCGGATCAAACTGCAAAGTATCCGCATTAAACGGATTTTTCCACGTATTCTCAACCAATGCATGAACAGCCTGCCTATCCTCAAAATATGGATACTCAGCTTTCCCGGGCCTATCACCATAAGACCTAAAGGCATCAGTAGGACTGTTAATAAAATCATCAAGATACTCAATCGGTATCTCTATTATATGAGAACCCATTATCTAAAACGCAGAAAGTTTCTCAAGCTGCATTGTCCATGTAGGACTCTGCTCCAAAGAAAGCTTTGCGTAATGCACCTTTCTATCTTGAAAAAGACCATGAACAGCCTCTAATTCGTCTTCATAACTTCTGTTTGAAAAATAATCAGGCATCCTGAAATGAGCTTGATGTTTATGATAGTGCTCAGCTATCAAAAAATACTTAAGAGCCATGTATTCAGGACCACCATACTCATGCCTCATAAAAACAGGATTCCAAAGATATACAGCCTCACTATAATGCTCAATCACATACTCTTTCAAAGCAATCTGTTTTTTAGCCTTCTCGATAGCACTACTACCAGTAACATTACCACCATGAACTCTATAATAGTAAAGAGGCTCTGGTAACAACCGGATCATAGGAAAACACTCCAACCACTTACAACAAGTAGCCGCATCATCTCCAGATTTAACATCAGGCCACTCATACCAAGACAACTTATTGCTCTGAAGAAAAGACATTCTAACAAGACCATTTTTAGGGGCAGGCATAGATCCTTGCATAAATCCAAAAGCCACTGCACTCAATGGATCCACTGGCTTACCAAGATTATTCCACACCTCTATAGTTCTACCATTATCCCCTATCAACTTTATATCAGGAGCAACCCAAGAAACCCTTGGATCTTTGAAAATACCAATTTGCTTAGAAATAGCCTCCGGAGAAAGCATATCATCCCCACGAAGCATCAAAATAAAGTCACCAGTAGCTCTCTCAATGCACCCCCTAAAAGCCTTAGCAGCATTACCACTATTTTCTTGGTGAGAAATAACGGTCATATTCTTATCGGTTTTCTTAGAATAAATCT